ATCTTCTCTTACAGCGATAAGAACTGTCTGGGAATCAGTGGTATTACCCTTAATGTTTTCCAAGCTCATCTGCTTGGTGGTTCCATTACCGGAATCTGTAGATGTAGGATCCCAGTACATTCCTGGGTCATCATACCAATTAGTTCCACCCTTAACCTGCTTCATCAATGAGCGAACAACATTCATGTCGTCTTCAAGAGAACCAGATACTGTGGGCTCAGCGACACTAGATGTATTAATACCTGATACAGCGTCGTCATAAGTAGCAGAACGTCTGATTTGTTCTAACTGTCTTAATAAACTTCTAGCCATTTTGATTTACCCCCTTAAATTTTTTTACTAAAGGTTTTCTTAACTATCTAGAAATTTGCAATTCGTCAATTCTTTTTCGAAGCATTCTACAAAGCGTGTCCTTTCCTGCGAGCTGATTTGCTTCTTTTAATGCATATTTCAGTAAGTTTAGGTCCATTATTCTTGGTAGTGTTTCCCTGGCTTTCCTAACTGACAGGGTTGCTACATCCCTTACTGTCATATCCTTAATTTTTCCTTGCTCTTCCTCATCCTCTGTTTCTTGGGGGCCTTTTAGTTCTTCCCTTGGCTTTTCTTCTTCCTTTGGTTCTTCTACTACTTTTCCTTCTGCCTCTAGGACAATTTCCCATTTGTCCTCATTCCTAAGCTTTACTTCTCTAAGCCAATTCACAAATTCCTCTCCTTCTGCTAAGTCATGTTTTTTGCCATATTGTTCATACAGCGTGTCAAGAGGAATTCTTTCTCCTGGCGCTATAGACTTTTTCATAGCATGCGCCCAGTAATTTAACTTGTTCTTAACATATCCATTCATATTTCAATCCTCCCTTTTCCTTTTCTTTGAACTACTATTAAATAGTCTTTCCCTTTTCCTATAAGACTTATAGGCCCTCTATATATAGAGAGGTTAGTTAAATGGTAGCCCCTGGAGCCGGCCCGTCGGCTTGATGGCAATATTAAAATCACCACGGCTTGTCCAGGATTTACCTACCTTTAAATACTACTGTAGTACCCCACGCAAAGCATAGGGTACTACCAGCAGTTAATATTAATAACCCACAACATTATAGAGATCTATCAATAACGCCCATTCCGAGCATCCTGGAATCTAGACAAGCAAATCCAATTTCTGCCCACCCAAAGAAACCAGCCTTCTGTACACGAAGCAATGTTGGATCTTCGTGAGCCTCGTATTCCTTACGAATTGGCATTACGAGTGAATCATTTACACTAAGATCAAAACCCAAAATCTGAGTTTCGCCCAACACGCTGATCGTACCATCGGCGTTAGTTACATTCGGATTGTCAAGCGTATAGCTATTGTAAGTATTGCCTGCTTCAGCAACAAACTTTCCGTAGCCAGATCCTGTCCCATTAATATTGTAAAGACCAGTGGCACCTAAGTGTTGTACCTCGTTAAGAGCTACATTCCAAATAGAGCCCATTCCAGAAGCCTGAAAAATCTCCCTTCTGGTTACAGGATCAATGTCTGTGTCCGTCCACTCACGAATATCAGCCGCATCTTCAGGTGAAATATAAAGATCTGTCAATGTCCTTCCAATTCTTCTAAAACCAACCATCATTTTGTTGATAAGTTCTTTGGAAAGATACCCAGCACCAGTAGCACCTGGGGCTATTTCATAAATAGGAGCAGGACGAGGACCCAAAAGACCTTTACCAGAAAAAGATGATGTAGCGGCCGGTATAATTACCCTCCACCCACACTCTTCCTCGTAATTAGCAAGGTCTTTGGCTACTCTAGCTGCTGCCCTCTGAGCAATATCCACGCGAGAGTCTCTTGCGTATGTTACTTTCCAATCAGCACTTGAGTTGATTGTAAAAGTAGGTACATATACTTCTTCTCCAATACCTTCAATGAAGTTCTGCGCCATGTAACCCAAACCAGGAAGTACCCATACAGGAACTTCAAAATCCTCTGCTACTGGATAGACAGCTTGTGCGCCCGGAGTCAATCTTTCAACTGAAAATAATTTTCTCATGATTGATTCCAGTTCGATCTTCTGAAGAATCGGAGTAGTAAGAGCAGCTGCGAACGCTCTGTAAGCAGCAAGACCCTCAGGCGTATTGATTTCAGCAGTTGCCTTAAATAGTTCTTGCATTTCGCGCTTATCCATATCTACTCTTCCTCCTTAATTAAATTACGGAGACACTTTAAATCTGTGTCTTAATCCGTTAAGTTTATTTTTTTTTATTAAATAATTAGCTTTATCCTAATTGGATAAAGTGTGGTGTTACCTATATTTGCAGAACATTTGGCTGCGCTAGCACCTTTAAGAACCCTACCAACAACGTCTGTTACATTTTCAAGTCTTTCACCATCATCAACGTCATCAGCATCGGTTTCTGCAACATTATAATTTGTTACAGCGCTGCTAGCATTAGCGGCTACGTATAGCTTATCGCCCGGCTTCATGTGGTCACCGTCAGTTACTGTACCGCTAGCATGCTTACATCTATAGTGGACTGTGTCCCAAATACCTAAGTGAGCTACACCAACAGGAGCAGACTTGTGACCAGCAATGTCAACACCAGCATTATAATAAGGCTGAGCAATAACGTCACTGGAACCAAGATCCCCAGGCATGTAATATCCAGTAGGATGTACCTGGTGATATCCAGTTTTAACCTTCTGTTCGGCAAAGCCAAAAGGAGACCTTTCACTTACCTCTGTAGGCTCATTACTTTCCTTATCATAACGCATTACCATAGGTTCTTCATTAGTAGCGTCGCTATCTAGATAAAGAACAGACCCTGCATAACAGAGCACTCCGCCCACACCAGTAGAACCGAAAGATGTATTAGCGGCGTAGCTGCAAAATTGGTTTTCTACAACAGGATGTCTTGGTATAAACATATCCTTTTTCCTCCTTTAGAAATTCTTATTCTCTAGATTTATTCATTTCCTCTGCCATCGCTTTGCCTAATTCGGCATATCTCTCTACTAAATCTGGGGATGGACGATGGTCCATATTCAAAGCAGCGAATAGTGCCCGACCGTGATCAACATTAGCCGGCGGAATCTCTTCTTCCTCTTCTGAAGCTTCCTCTTCCTCGGTTTCTTCCTCAGAGCCTTCTTCTGAATTTTCATCAGTTTCTTCCTCAGAGGCCTCTTCCTGAGAGTTGTCTTCTTCAGAGGTCTCACTTTCTTCGCCTGCCGTTTCCTCAGCAGTTTCCTCTTCAGATTCTGCCGATGCGGCCAGCTCATCAAGAACTGACTGCCTAATAGACACTAGTTCTTCTTTATACGCTGCGAAGTCTTCATCGGACATTTCTCTGATTCTGGCTACCTGGGCGTCTTTAGCTTCATCTGTTCGATGTGCTACACCCGCCTCTTCCAGTTCAGCCATTCTTACATCAGCAGCCCTATCTTTCTTTATTTCTTCAAGTTCAGTCTCCTTCTCAGTCAACTGTTCTTTCACAGACTCGGTCTCGTTCCTTGCCGCCTCAAGCTCGGATTCGAGATCAGTAACTTTAGCCTGGATTTCTGAGAATTTGGATTCTTGCTCTTCAGCTTCTGCATTTTTTTCTTCCAAAGTGTTCGTAAGGTCTTCGATAGTAGCAGCAGCTTTTTCTAGAGCTTCTTCAGTCTTCTTCCTCATCTCAGCTTCTTCCTTTTCAGAAAAGATAGTAGCCACAACAGACTCGATATCCTTCTTCAGCTTTTCATCCATAGGCATAGAAGTAATACCTCCTTAATAAATTTATACTACATTTTAAAACAAAAATTCATACCAACCTAATAAAACCCTTCTCCTATTCCACTAAGTAAACTTAGTTATTACGGATAGCTAGGTGTAGTGCCTCTATTGCCTCTACAATACAGGGCTTCCATGTCAGGATCAACACCAAGCATAACCTTGACGTCAAAATCAACATCATCAGAAACACCAGATGAAGATTTTATAAGAACCCTGTTGTCAGTAGTATCTTTCTCTACCCACCAACGGGAACCGACGTCAGACATAGGGCTTGCCGTAACATTTCCGTAGGAGGCTAGGTCGTAACCATGGAATTTGATACCACTTGCAACAACAATTTCTTGGGTACCAGAGACCAAGGTAAACGAATCGGCCCATACGAAAGGAACGGCATGGTTATTGCCAAGATTTCTGTATATCAGTTTTAGATTATCATCACCATTGATTCTACAGATCTTAGGCACGCTTCTTCGCGTTCCAGAGAGTGCTTGTGGCATAACCTTTTACCT